TTTAATTGTTTCTTTAATTGTTTCTTTAATTGTATTTATAATTTCGTCAATTCTCTCTTCTATTCTATAAATTCTGTCGTTTGTTTTTGAAACAAATTCATTAATATCAAATGTTGTATTATCCAATTCTTGTATTTCCATTGATATTTCTTTAAGTTCATCTGAACTTATTTTAATATATTTTTTTTCTTGAAAATGAGATATATTGTTAAATGATTCTTTTTTGTCTACAATAAAATCTATTTTTTTTTCGTAGTTTTCTCTCTCTTCAAGAGTTTTTTTGATTAATAAATTCATTTCATCTTTTTCTATTGTGTTTTCTTTTTGTGTGTTTAAAAAGGATGGTTTTTCTGGAATAGGTTTAGATGTATAATTTAATAAATCTTTTTGTTTGTTTATGAATTCTTTTTCTGTTTCGTTCATTCTGTTTTCAACATAATATTCTCTCGTAAAATTCTTGTTAGGTTGATTTTTATGTAAAGGTTGAATTATTTGCGATGGTTGAGAATTTATATTAGTATTCAAAACAGTTATTATGTTTGTTATGAATTTTTTGTTTAGACTAAGTAGATCATTATCATAGTTTTTCTCTCTTTCATAAAACTCAAAGATGTATTTTTTAAAGAATTCTTCTATTTTATCAAAATTTATTTTTTCAATATTAGATTTAATAATTTCGCTGTTCATTAATACGTCCCATATCATTTGAACGTTTGTTTCTAACAAAAAAGAATTCATATGTTTATAACATAAAATAAAATTTTTAAATAATAATAATATTGTATATAATATTGTATATTTTTACAAAAATAATCGTATATTTGATGGGTTATAACGAGATATTCAAGATTCTTGATTAAAATATATTTTTCTGAAATTTTGCATGTATTTATCCGTTAAAATATGTGTCTTTAAATATTTAGGTGTAATTTTATCTTGTAGCATATGAATTATAAAAAAAATACTATAAACTCCGCATTGTCCGTCGCCTTTTTGATGTTCGATTTTATTGTTTTGATCAAAAACGAAATGAATAGGCGGGTTCATTCTCTCTCCTTGTTGTATTACATTATCTACAAATTTTTTTATTCTAGATGGTATATTATTACCAACGCTATCATAAAAGAATATTATTTTTTTTTTAATATTTATAAATAGTGAAACCCAATGAGAACCATCTTTTGTATGTGGATCTGTGTTAAAAATAACACCGATTTTTGTTTTACCATCTCTTAATTGTTGATTTAAATTAAAATTTGCAAGTTCAGGCCATACGTAATTTCCGTACATCATTTTTGTGTCATAATCTATAGGACTTGGTCCTATAAAATCAAAACAAGGATAAGCTTCTTCGTATTGTTTCATTACTTTTATGATATCTAAACTTGTTAGCCATTCATTTGGATTTGTTATCCATTCTTTGGGACTAATTGGTGCATATGCATGTTCAAGTTCTTTGTTTAATTCTCCATTTACGAATTGTTGTTTTAACCAACAAGTTTCTTTATGACATATATTTTTCAAATGACTTTTAATTGAATTCCATATTTCTTTAGGTTGATCTGAATTTATTTTTGAATCGGGGTGTCTCTCATTCCACAAATTTTTAAGTTTGTAAAGAGATTCATCGCATAAACAAGTATAACTTTTATTATTATGTGTTGGACTGCAATTTAGATTATCGTATATGTTAAATTTATTCGATAATAACAACCCTTTTTTTTGTAATCTTTTTTTTGTTTTTACCCTTTTTGTTGTCATTTTTGTCTTCATTTTCATTGTTTTTTTTGTCTTCATTGTCATTTTTGTCTTCATTGTCATTCTCTTTTTTGTCTTCATTTTGGTTGTCATTTATATTATCAATATATTTATTTTCACAACTTTTTTGTATGTCAATCCCTTTTGTTTTTAATAACGGATCTTTTAAATCTACATCTTTATTTTGTGGTAAAATTATTTCATTTTCTGGAAATATTTTTTTCTTTAAAACAAACGAATCTAGATTTTTTTTAGAGAGAGAAAAAGAACGCATCAATAAATCGTTGTGTTTATATAATCCTAAATTATCTTTTATTGTATCTTTTATTGTATCTTTTATTGTATTTTGTTCACAAAATTCATCATCATATTCTTTGTAATTTTCTTGTAAAATATCATTTTTGTCTTTTGTTTTAAAGTGGTGAATACATGATTTTATGTATTGTTCATATGTATACATAACATCAAATGGTAAAATTTCTTTAGTTTCGTCTAAAATTAATTCTGATTTTTTGTTCTTGTTTTCATATTCTATAATCAAATCTTGTGTTAAATTCAATATTCTTTTTTTATAAAAACAAACATCTTCATGAAAATCAGTATTTTGTTTTTTATTAAAGAGAGAATTATTAACAAGATATCTGATATTTATTTCGTTTATTAATGATAGATTGGACATAATATATTTTACAAATAAATTATTTTTATTATTTTATTATTTTATTATTTGAAAGTTTTATTATTTGAAAGTTTTATTTAGATAGACAGACGTTTTTATCGAGATAACTACGTGTTTCAATACGCGTATCATTTAAAAAAAGTTGTTGTGCTATATTTTCCGGGTTTGGGTTAAAATTATTAAAATTATCTTGCTGAAATAAATACGGAAATGGTTCTTCATTTGTATTTTTATGATTTGTATGATTTATATTGTTTATATATAAATCGCTATTACTATTTGGTACATATACTGCCTGGCTACATTTTTGGTTAGCAAAATATTGATTTCTTAGTTCAGATTCAATTGTTATGTTATATGAGTATCCCGACCAAGGGGATGGTTTATTTCCAGGATTAAATTGATTTAATGTGCTGTATGTAGGTAATTGATTAAAGGGTGTTTGTATGGATTTACGTGGTTCTACAATAGGAAGTAATGAATATTTAGTTGATGCTGGGCGTACATCTAAATAAGGTTGTAATGTGCTAGGTGGTATGTTTCTCTCGTATATTCGTGTATTGGTTTCATTTCTGTAGGTAGAACATAAATTATTTATCATATATAAATATAAATATAAATTAATTACGTGTAAAAATAATAAAACAAATTTTTGTTGATTTATAAATATTGTATAATTATATGAAAAAGAATGATTATGTTAATATACTAAATTTTTATAAATTATCATTACCTCTAAAAAAGACAATGAAGAATATAAAGAAAAAGGCTACAAGAGTTATATCTAATAAGTTTTGTAAATGTATCAAAGCTGTTGAGAAAACAAAAGTTCCTAGTGTAGCAATTGGAATTTGTACACGTTCAGTAATAAATCGAAAAGGTTTAAAAAGGGGGAAATGGACTTGTGATAAATCTAAGAATAAAACAAAAAAAAATATATTAGTTTTACAAAAGAGAAAATAAATAATCTAAATTAAATATATAATGTGGCAAACGGATTTTTCGTATAATTCAGACAAACCGTCTGAACTTTTAAAAGGTGTTAATTTTAATAGAATGAGTGGTGGAAAGAGTCGTCGCGTTAAACGTGCAAGTAAAAAGAGGGGTTATTCGTCTAAAAAATTCGGTATTTTAGATTTTTTTATGAAGAAATGTGGATGCAAAACTCGCCGTCGGCGTAATCGTCGTTAAAACAGCGCGCCCTGCCAGGGGGTGGCGAAATATCATTTTGCCTAGATAAATGATGTAAGAACCAAAATTGTAATCGTAAAAAAAGAGACCATTATCTAGGCAAATTATGTTTCGTGGGGGGGGCGAAATATCGTTTTACCTAGATAAATGGTGTAAGTACCAAAATTGTAATCGTAAAAAAAGAGACCATTATCTAGGCAAACCATGTTTAGTGGAGGGGGGGGGTGGCGGCGCGGCTATTTAACGCTCGCTAAAATTATCATAGGTTATTTGCGACATAACATTTAACAAAACTTTCTCTTGTTCTGATAATTTTTGGAAAACAATACATTCTTCCATTTTAAAATTAATAAAAGTATTAAAGACATTTTTGCATATTATAGTGTTTCCAGAATTTGTTATATTTGCATGACAATAATGACCGCCTTTTTTTAAACAAATAGAATCTACATCTTTTATAGGTATCCATCTTAAATAACTACCGTATTTTAGTTCGTTTATATTTTCAATATATCTATAATCTTTGAGTTTTTCAAAATATTCTGTTCTCTCTTTTTTGTTTTCGCAAATATCGTTCAAAATATCCAATATTTGTTGTCTAATTTTTTGTGGAGTAAAATCTAATAATGATTCATTTTCTTCATCTTCTAATGCTTTCAACAACAATTCATTTTTCATTATATAAATAATATACACAAATTGTATATTATTTATTTTACATTTATTTTACATATATATTTTATTATTAGAAAACATATGATACATCTTTACCCCTTTTATCATTGAAAACGTACATAAGTTGTTTATAAAATATGATTTGATATTATATTATTCCATTTATCATAACAAGCATCACGTGTTAAATATAATTTACTAAATTGAAAGGCATTTTCGGCAATTTGTAATCCTTTATCATAATTATCCAAACACCATTTCGTTTTTTCAACTAAATCAGATAAGTCTCTTTTTACAGGAATATAATGTTCCCATTCTTTTAAATATTCAAAAAAATATTCTTTATGTGGTCTATCTACAAGTAATAAAGGTCTATGTGACCAAAGTAAATATTTAAGTCGTCCAGAATATCCATTTCCTTCGATGTCTATTAGCATACTATATTTTTTTACCAATTCAGTAGTGCGTATATATTTAGTACTATTAAGAAATACATTTTCTGATTTAGACCACATCATATCAAAAAAATCAAAAAATTCTTTATTATCATTACCAATTTCTAATAATTTTTTTCTCATTATGTTTGTAGTTGAATTTCCTATCCAACCAACTTTATTGATTTCATAATTATTTAATCCAGCATCATCAATTTCTTCAACAAAAATTGTATAATCATCTATACCTACTTGTGGCCATGAATGAAAATTAAAATCCGGGACTAAACAATTATAACCATTTTGTTTGCTATAAGTATAATCATTATTATTATTCTCAGTGTCTCCTGTGTGTATTGTAATCTCATTAAAATCATTCCAATTATATTTTTCATCTGCTTTTTGAATACACCAAAATGTTGAAGGATTACGTGTCTCATATCCGTCTAAATCTTTAAAAATTAATTTTCCATTTATTTTTGAAACACAAAATGTCAAATATGTCATTTTATATAATATACATTACGATATTTTTATGTTTTAAACAAATGCAAAATGGGCATTTTCAATTAGAAAAGGTGTAAAACAAAAATTAGGTTCGTGTTTGCGTAAAGTTGTATTCAATAAAAATAATAAAAACATACAATACATCTTTTTTTTTTATTATTATAATGAACGCTTACCACCCACCGAAACTTCCACCACCTAAAGCATCATTTGCTGCCATTGGTTCGTTATATGAATTCTGGGGACTATTTGCGTTCACTAATGGAGTTGGGTTGTTTTTATGCATACTATTATAATCTGGTAATTGTTCGCGAGGTTGAGAAATTACACTGGTACCAGCAGATGAAGATGGTAATTGACTTGGGATGTGGT